GAGCTCGCGAAGAAGAACGCCCGCGCGCTGGACCGCATCTTCACCGTGGCGCTCCGGCTGAACGGACTGGAGCCCGGCGCGCGGGAGTCACTGGGAAACGACTCAAGGCCGATGCAGAACGGCGATTCTACTTCGAGCTTGCCGGCCACCTCGGCGGTCTGACCGTCGAGGAATTGCTGGCACGCATCTCATCGGCCGAGTTGACGGAATGGCAGGTGTGGGCGGAGATGCGCGGCGGCCTGGAGCCCTATCGCGCCGATGTCCGCGCCGCGCAGCTGGCGGCGATCTTCGCGAACACCCACCGGAAGAAGGGCGCCCGGCCCTATACGGTCGATGACTTCATGCCGGCGATGTTCGACCGGCGCAAATCGATTGAACGCCAGGCCATAAGTCGGGAGCCGGCGGCCGGCAAGATCGCGCACGCCGGGACCGAGGCCTTCCGCCAGTACTTGCTCGCGATGGGCGCGAAGGAGGTTCCGAAGGACCGTGGCTGAACCAGTCGGAACACTTCGCGTCGCGGTCGAAGGCGATACGGCGGTCCTGTCTGACGACATGGACCGCGCCTATCGCATCGGCGAGAAGTTCGGCCAATCGATCCGGGGCGCGTTTACTGGCGCCATCGGGGCGGTCCACGAATTCCTGAACGCGCTCGGCCCGCTCGGGGATGTCCTGACCGGCGCGGGCATCGGCCTCTTTCTCCAGCATTCAATGGAGCTCGCCGACCAGCTCGACGACACCGCGAAACGCCTGAACGTCAACGTCGAGGCGCTCCAGGCCTTCCAGGTCGCGGCGCTGGAGTCGGGTATCAAGACGGCCGCGCTCGAGCGTGGACTCAACCGCCTGACCGATCAGGTCGGCAACGCGCTCCAGAACAACAAGGCCGCCATCGAGTCCTTCGCCAAGCTCGGCGTCGCGGTCACGAATGTCAACGGCCAGACCCGCGCGACCGAGGCGATTCTCGCGGATGTCGTCCGTGCGCTGGCCGAAATGGAGGACCAGACCAAGGCGGCCGCCATTGCCAACGATTTGTTCGGGCGCGGCGGCGCGCAGTTGGCGATCGCACTCCGCGAGGCCGCGACGGATACCGATGCCTACATCGCGCGGCTGAAAGAGGCCGGCCTGGTCCTCGATGAGCAAGTCATCAAGAAAGCCGGCGAGGCGGCCGACAAGATGGAGTTGGCCGGCCGCGCCTTCCAGATGGTAGGCGTCTCGATCATGGCCAACCTCTCGCCGGCGCTGCTCACGATCATGAGCTACGTCGACGAGGCCATCAAAGGCCTGATCGAAATGGGGCGCGTCGTCGGGCTCCTCGCGCCGGATGCCGATGAGCTCGCGCGCCGCCTGGGCGAGATCGGCGAGGAGATCAAGCGCCAACAGCAACTCGCCTCGTACGGCAACGTCGGCGCGGCGCAGTACGTCGAGGTACTCAAGAAGCAGCGCGACCAACTGCGCGCGCAATTGCGCACGATTCAGGAGCTTGAGGCGGCCGAGCGGCGGCTCCGCGCCGGCCGCCAGGGCGAGGCGCCACCCGGCCCCGTGCTTCAGTTCGTACCACCCGAGAAGAAAGACAAAGCCAAGCAAATCAAAGACGAGTCGAAGGCGATCGCGGAGGCGGCCGAGCGTGACCGCATCGCGATGGACCGCGCGGAGCAAGCGGGTGTCGAACGCTACCGCGCGATGTACAAGCGCGAAGGCGAGGAGCACTACCGCACGCTCGAGGAGTTCAACAAGCTGGAGCTCGCCGACCGCCAGAAAACCCTCGACGCGAAGACCAAGCTCGACTTTGAGGCGGCGAAGTATGAGTTGCGGCTCCAGGAGGAACACAATGCCGCGGTCAATGCCTATCGCCTGGAGGCGTATCGGCGCGAGGAAGCCGAGTGGGCGAAGCGCCTGGAGCTCTATCACGCCGGCTTCGAGTCGCTCAGTCGCGCCCTGACCGGGACGGTCTCGGGCATCCTGCAAGGCACGCAGACCATCGGCCAGGCCTTCGAGCGCCTCGGACAAAACGTCCTCGTTTCAATCACTGAGACCATGATCGCGAAGGGGCTGAAAGTCCTCGAAGAAGAGATCGAGAAGTTCATCCGGTCGGAAGACTTCCAGAGGTTCATCTCGTTCCTCGGCAGTCTCGGCGGCACGATTGCCGGCGCCTTTGCGCCGAGCGGTCCGACGGTCGAGGCGAATCAGACGATCTACATGGGCTATGACCCCATGCAAATGGCGAGCGGTGGCATCGTGCAATCCCCGACGCTCGCGCTCATCGGCGAAGCGGGACCCGAGGCCGTCGTCCCGCTGTCGCAAGGGCTCGCGGAGGGGCCGCTCGTCCAGGTCAACATCAGCAACCAGCACCCGACCGCCGAGATTCAGCACCAGTCGCGGCGGGGCACGCTCGGCAACGAAATCCACGAGATCGTCATTCGCGAAATGCGACGGATGATCGGGACTGGCGAAATGGAGACGGTCATGGCGCCCTACAACCTGCGGCGCCAGCCGACCGGACGGTAAGCGATGGCCGCCGTATGGCCGACGAGTCTGCCGCAGCGGTTCCAACAGAATCCCGGCGTGACCGAAACCCCGCCCGATCTCGTCATCGAATCGACGATGGATGCGGGTCCGCCGAAAGCCCGGCGCCGATTTACGGCCGGCTTTCGGCTCGTCAGCGGCACGCTCGCGCTGACGCACGCCCAGCGCGCGACGCTCGACGCCTTCTTCCTGGATACGCTCGAAGGCGGCGCGCTGCCCTTCGATTGGATTCATCCGATCACGTCGGCGCCCGCGACGTTTCGCTTCATGCCGCAGCCGAACGGCCTGAAGTATGCGCAGACCCAACCCGATGTCGTCGATCAGGTCACCGCCGAGCTTCAACTGCGGATCATGCCGTGAGTCCTCGCGCCCTCTCGCCGGCGGCGGTCCGCGCGCTCACCGCCCAAGAAACGGGCGAGATCTTCCTGATGTGCGTGACGATTGACCACACGAACCTGCCGACGCCGCTGTGCTTCGTGAACAACACCGAAGACATCGTGCGCCAGGGCACCACGTTTTATGCGTGGCCCTTCGAGGTCGCTTTGCCGGATGAGCGCGACGATGCGCTGCCGATGCCGCAGTTGCGCATCGACAACGTCGACCGCCGCATCATGGAGGGCATTCGCGCGCTGACCACGGCGCCGACCGTCACGCTCGAAGTGGTCCTCGCGAGCGCGCTCGACGCCCCGGAGCCGGAAGCGGGGCCGGCGAGGTTCTCGCTGCGCGGGATCGAGTATGACGCCCTGACGGTTACGGGCACGCTCGCGCCCGAAGATGTCCTCAACGAGCCTTCGATGCAGTACAGCTTCACCCCCGATCGGTTTCCGGGGCTGTTTCCATGATCGCGCCGTGGGCCGCGCGCTATGTCGGGCTCCCGTTTCAGGATGGCGGGCGCACGCGCGATGGGCTCGACTGCTACGGGATGGTCGTGCTCGTCTATCGCGAGGAGTTCAACCTCGAGCTCCCGACCTACCAGGGCGCGTATCGCTCGGCGCAGGAGCGTGAGGAAGTCGCGGCGCTGCTGGCGAGTCAGATTCCCGCCGATGCGTGGCGGCCGGTCACGGGCGCGCCGCGCGTCGGCGATGCCGTCGTCTTTCGCGTGCTGAGCCAGCCGTGGCATGTCGGCGTCATGGTCAGCGCGACGGAGTTTCTGCACGTCGAGCAAGGCGCGCGCTTCGCGTGTATCGAGCGACTCGATGCCTGGCGCTGGGCGCGGCGGCGTCATGGCATCTATCGCCATCCGAGGCTCGGGTGATCGAGCTCGGCGAGGCGCTCCCGCTCCAGGTCCTGGACCGGCCCTTCAGTCTGGATCGGCGCGAGGTCGATGTCGAGGCCGGCCTGACGATTGCGCAACTCCTCGAAGTCGCCGGCATTCCGCGCGCGATGCCCGTGCGCGTCTACCTCAACGGCGACCTGATCTACCCCGAGTTCTATCACCGCATCCGGCCCAAGCGCGGCGCGCACGTGCTGGTCCGCGTCGTGCCGCGGGGCGGCGGCCAGGGCGGCGGCAAGAGCATGAACATCGGCCAGATCATCGTGGGCGTGCTGCTGGAAATCATCGCGACGGTCCTGCTCTTTACGCCCCTATCACCCGCCTCGCTGCCGCTCATCATGGCCGGCGCCGCGATGATCAGTGGCGCGCTCCTCAACATGCTCCTACCGGGGCCGAAGCAAGCGAAGCCGCTCAAGGGCCTGGCGGGCGTGACCTCGGCCAACAACCCGGAGAGTCCGACGCTCTCGATTGCGGGCCAAGCGAATACGGCACGGCCGTATGCCGTCGTGCCGCGCATCTATGGCCGGCACAAGACCTACCCGCCCTACGCGGCGATGCCCTACACGGAGATGGTGGGGGCCGATCAGTATTTGCGTTTGCTGTTCTGCGTCGGCCTGGGGCCGACCGAAATCGACGACCTGCGCATCGGCGAGACCGCGCTCGCGAACTTTCAAGGCGTCGAAACGGAGGTCCGCGCCGGCTGGCCGGATGAGCCCCCGATTACGCTCTACACGACCGACGTGAACGAAACGCCGCTCTCGATTGTGCTCCTGGCGGGCCAGCCGCAGATTCGCACGAGCACGGCGCACGCGATCGAGCTCTCGATCGACCTCGCCTTTCCCGAAGGCCTGGTGGAGTTCGGCGGCGAGACCGGGACCACCAAGCTCGCGACGACCGTCAGCGTCGACGTTGACTACCGGGCCGTCGGCGCCACGAGTTGGATCGCCGCGCCGGGCTCGCCGCTGGTCACAACTGATGCCCGCCAATCGCTCGCGCGCAATGGCCTCCGGTGGGCGGTCGCGGATGACCAGTACGACGTACGGCTGACGCGCACGACGCCCGACTCGGGCGATCCCCTGGTGAAGAACACCTCGGTCTGGACTTCGCTGCGGAGTTACGGCGCCGGCGCGCCAGTCAATCTGCCGGGGCTCGCACTGGTCGCTATGCGGATCAAGGCGACGGACCAGCTGAACGGCGTCGTCGATCAATTCAACTGCATCGCCCACTCGCTGCACCTGGACTTTACGACGCACCCGGCGGTCGTGCTGGAGGATAACCCTCTCGGCTACTGGCGCCTCGGGGAGGTCGCCGGCGCGCCGACGGCGTTCGATGCCTCGGGGAATGACCACCCTGGCGCCTATCGCGGCTCGCCGCAACTGGGCGGGCCTGGCCTCCTGACCGACGATCCCGATACGGCGATGCTGGCCGACGGCATCGACGATGGCGTGGATACGTTCAACGAGATGGCGACCCTCGACATGGGCGCCGGCAGTTTCACGATTGAATGCGTCTTCCAGGCCGCCACGCTGAACGGCACGCGCGGCCTGCTACGCAAGAGCAACGGCCTGGACTTCGCGGCCGGCGCCGCCGGGTGGGCGCTGCAACTGCATGGCACGATGCTCGAGTTCTGTCGCGGCGCCGGGACGGGTACTCCGACGGTCCTGAGCGCGTCGCTCGTGTCGGGCACCATCTATCACGCGATGGTCGTCTACGACATCGCGACCGGCCTCGCGCGGCTCTGGCTCAACGGGTTGCCGGTCAATACCGCCAATGTCGGTACGACGCCCTACGCCGATACGTTCAACCTGGAGCTCTGCCACGACCGCAGCGCCGCCGCGCGTGGCGCCCCGCGGCGGCCGCGAGCCCTGGTCTCAGTCTCCTACTTTGCGCCCCGGTACTTTCACGCTGGGTATTTCGCGACGGGGTACTTCATCTTCGCCGTAATCGAGGGCGTCGTCGGGGCCGTCGCGCCCTACTTCTATGCGATCGCGCCGACCATCGAGCCGGAGGGGGGGGCCGGCAGCGCGCCGCCGCCGTTCATGTTTGCGGTCGCGGACCCCGATGCGGTCGGCGGGCGCTTCGCGGGTACCCTTGATGAAGTCGCCGTGTATGCCGGCGCGCTCAGCGATGCGCGCGTCGCGCTGCATGCCGAGACGATCACCGGCACCGGCGGCTGGGTCGTGCGCCGTACCTCGAATCCGGCGAGCCATTACCGCGAAGTGCTCCAGGGCGGGGTACTGGAGTCCAAGAGCAACGCGCGGCCGGTGCCTGATAGTCGCCTGGATCTGCCGGCGCTGGAGGCGTGGCACCGCGAGAATTCATCCGGCGGCCGCTCGCACAATCGGGTCGTCGACTTCCCGACGACGGTCTATCAGCTGTTGCGCGAGATCGCCATGACGGGTCGGGCGACGCCGACCATGAATGACCTGAAGTTTGCGACCGTGCGGGACCTCGCGCAGAGCGTCCCGCGTCAGGTCTTCACGCCGCGCAACTCGCGCAACTTCCGCGGCTCGCGCCAGATTCCCGATGAGGTCCACGCGCTCAAGGTGGGCTTCGTCGATCCGCAATCGAATTGGCAACAGGTCGAGCGGATCGCCTACCAGGATGGGTATGGCGCGGTCGCGGGGCCCGGCGTCGTCGCCGCGACACGCTTTGAGTCGATGGACCTGCCGGGCTGCACGGATCCCGATTGGGCCTGGCGCTGGGGTCGGTATCAGCTCGCGGCGGCCACATTGCGCCCGGAGACGTACAGCTTCGAGACCGACCTCGAAAATCTTGCCTGCCGGCGCGGCGACCTGATCCAGGTCGCGCATGATGTGACTGAGTGGGGGATCGCCTGGGGCCGCGTCAAGAGCGTCGCGACGACGCCATCCGGGCTCGGGACCAGCGTGACGCTCGATGAAGCGATACCGATGTCGACGGGCCAGGTCTATGCGATGCGCTTTCGGTTCTCGGACCTCGGCTCGGTCGTCGTACCCGTGCAGACGCCGCCGGGGCCGGGCCTCACGCACACGCTGACCTTCCCGACGCCGATGGTCCCGCCGCTCCCGGAGCCCGGCGACCTGGCCGTACTCGGCATCATCGGGCGCGAAACCATCCCGGCGATCGTGGCCATGATCCGGCCGGGACCGGACCTGACCGCCATGCTGACGGTCGTCGATGCCGCGCCGGCGGTCCTCACGGCGGACCAACTCACGATCCCGCCGTGGGACCCGCAGATGACGCTGCCGATCGCGACCGAACAGGCGCCACCGACGCCGATCATCGAGGCGGTCGTCTCTGATGAGTCGGTGCTGGTGCGCGATCTCGACGGCTCGCTGCGCGCCGCCATCATCGTCACGCTGCGCTATCTGTCGACCTCGAACGTCCGCGCCGATTACCTCGAGGCGCGGATTCGGCGTACGGGCGCGACGAGTCCCTACGACATCCTGCCGCAACTCGCGGCCGGCGCGACGCGCGTCCTGTTCACGGAAGTCTAGGAGGGCATCGCCTACGATCTGCGCCTGCGGACGGTCAACCGCTCGGGGCAGGCCTCGCCCTGGGCCGAGGTACTCAACTACACCGTCATCGGCAAGACGACGCCGCCACCCGCGCCGCAGAATCTGCGCACGACGACGCCGGATCTGACTCGCCTGGAATGGGACTACCCCGCGCCGCCGCCCGATCTGGACGGCTTCCTGGTCCGCGGGTTGCCGGGGAGCCTGGTCAGTTGGCCGGGTGCGCTGCCGCTCCATGTGGGCGTCGTGAGCGCGAGCCCCTTCATCCTGCCGCCGATGTTCGGGCAGTGGACGCTCCTCGTCGCGGCCGTCGATACCAGCGGCAATGAGAGCGAGGCATCCTCCGTCGTCGTGACCTTCGTCGATGTGCGGATTCACAACCAGGTCACGGCCTTCGACTACAAGGCGGCGGGCTGGCCCGGCACCATCACGAATGGCGTCATCCTCGGTGGCAACCTCGCCGCGGCCGGTGTCCCGACGATCTTTTGGGGCGCCGATACGGCGAAGTTCTGGGTCACCGATCCGCTCGCGCTGTTCTGGGCGGGCACCTACCAGCAGATGGTCTATGAGTTCGACTACACCGTCAGCGGCGATAGCGTCGGGGCGCGGATTCTCCTCCAGACGACGATGGTCGCGGAAAGCTGGACGCTCGAGTATGCGGCGGAAAGCGCCGCGTCGAGCCTCCCCATCCCGTATTTCGGCCCCGGCTATTTCCACGCGCGCTACTTCGCTCCGGGCTACTTCACGTCATCGGCGATGGTCACGACTACTGTCTGGTTGCCCTTCCCTGGCTCGCTGGAGAATGTCGAGGCCGGCACGTATCACTTCCGGATCATCACGGGCGCCGCGGCCTCGCAGGCCGTGCTGTCGCGGCTGAACCTGGTCATCGATGCCGACACGATCACCGAGGACCAGAACAACGTCGCCATCGCGATCACGACCGGCACGCGGCTCACCCTGCAGAATACCTATCGGGCGATCCTGAATGTCCAGGCGACCGCCCTTACGACCAACGTCGCGCCGATTGTCGTCGATAAGCAGAACGTCGCCGGCGCCAACAATGGGCCGCTGATCCGGTGTTATGCGCTCGCGACGGGCGCCTCGGCGGCTGGCACCGTCGATGTCCATCTGACGGGCTACTGAGGAGGAACGCGCGTGACGAATTTCACGGCGCCCAACTATCTCCAGGATGGCGCGCGGACGGTCGCGGAGCAAAAGCTCGCCTTCGAGCAGAACCTCCAGGCGACCAAGGAGCTCCTCGGCGGATTGCCGGTGACTTCGATCACCATGAGCGGGACGAGCATCACGCCGGCCGCGGGCGTCTCGCCGTTCCTGAGTGTCGCCACGCCAGGCGGTGCGGCCTCGGCCAACCTCGCCAACTGCGTCCCGACGAATATGAAGAACGGGACGTGGATGGCGCTGCGCATGGCGAACGCCGGCCAGGTCGTCGTCATCAAGCATGCGGCCGGCGGCGCGGGGCAGTTCTCGCTTGCCGGCAATGCCGACCTCTCGCTGGCCGATCCGACCGTGGTCCTGCTCGTCGCGCTCTCGGGCACCGTTTGGGAGGAAGTCGGGCGCTTCTATGGGACGCAGGTCACCGCCGCGAAGAACTTCTATCAAGTCGCCGGGCTCGGTCAGAATCGCTTTACCGGACGCCAGGAGTGGGCCAAGGGCGCCAACCTCGCCTCGGCCTCGACGCTGGTCCTCGGCACCGATGGCAACCTGTTTCACGTGACCGGGACGACGCCGATCCTGGCGCTGTCGTCGGCCCCGGCCGGGACAGTCGTCACGCTAGTCTTCGATGGCGAGCTTCGTCTCGCGCATGATGCGGCGCTGCTCATCATGCTCGGCGGCCACGATCACTACACCGTGGCCGGCGATGTCTTCGTCTTCGAGTCCGAAGCTACCGGGAGTTGGCGGCATGTCGCCGGCCCCCGACTCCCCAAAACCCAGCAACAGCTGGTGCTTCATGCCGATGAGTTTCTGCCTCGGCCTGGCGGCGTGATCCTCGGCTATGACTACCTCGTCGACGCGGCGACCTATGGCCTGACTCCGGCGGGCCTCCTGCGCATCACTGGGCAGTACTTCGTGGCGGGTCTCGCGGCGGGCCACTACGCCAATCTCTTCGGCCCCTATGATGCGGTCAATGCCCTGGGGCTCGGACTGTTCGGGCTCGGCGCGCGCGCGACGGCCGCGATCCGCTTCGCACGCTATTCGACGGATGCGATGGCCGGCGCGATTGGCTTTCACGATAGCCCCCACTCGATCAATCCCAGTAACGGGCTCTGGGTCGCGTGCTCCTTTTTCGCGGCGGGGGCCGGCAATTTCCAACTCGCATTCGGCAAGGCCGGCGCGGTAACGGTGATCGATTCGGGCGTGCCCGTCGACAACGCACTCCATACGGTGGTCTGGGTCACGGCGGCGCTCGGCGTCGCGGTCTACTTCGACAACGTGTTCAAGGCGTATGTCACGAACCCGACCTATCTCACGGCGGCCGAGAATCTTTCGTTTGGCTGCGCGACCGGCGCGTTTTCGCCGGCCGGGTGGGAGCTCGACTACTGGCGCGTGCGGTACGGGGGGCTGTGAATTGTTCATAGCGGAGTCGTCGACAGAAGCGGTATAAGGGCGCAGACACGCACAGCGGGGCTGAACGCGCGGAGCCTCATGAACTCCGCGCGGCGGGACACCGCGAAGAAACGGGGTCGCCTGGTCACGACCAAGACCGGCGGCCCCGTTTCTTTTTTGGCCTCGCGCAACGGAGGCCGGCATGGCGGATCGACTCTACGGCGACGTCGTCGCGGATATCACCGGCGTCAGCATCGCGCTCCTGCTCCGCAGTAGCGTCGACAATTCCAGGCTGACCGGGATCGCCGCTGCCGCAGTCGCCGCCCAGTGGTATCGCCAGGGCGATGCGGCGCCCACGCCGATCACGCTCGTCGCGCTGGCCTCGGCCAACGCCGCGTGGGCCTCGGGAGGATGGCGCGAGATCTCCGCCGCCAACATGCCAGGGTGGTACCGCCTCGACATCCCCAACGGCGCTTTTGCCTCCGGCGCGGATTGGGTCGCGCTCCAGGTGTCCGTCGCCGGGACATTCGGCTTCGATATCCCGTACCGAATCCAGAGTGCGGCGCTCATCCCGGATCAGATTTTCAAGCGCGACATGAGCGCCGTCGAAGCGGTCACTGCGGCAGCGGGCCGGTCGCTCCTGAATGCGATTCGTCTCCTGCGCAATCGCTGGAGTACGACACCGACGGCGATCACGGTCTACAAGGAAGATGACGCGACGCCCGCCTGGACCGGCGCGCTCTCGACGGCGGTCGGCGCCGCGCAGATTACCTCCGTTGACCCGGCCTAGACTGCGCGCGCTCGTCGGGCTGCTCGCGCTCGCCCTCCTGGTGAGCGGCTGTACGACGATTGTCCACGACGGCGATCGCCTGACGATCAGCACGCAATGGTGGCCGCCCTACTTCCCGCCGGTTCCGAATTATCCACTCACCATCACGAAAGCCGGCACGGGCCAGGGCACGGTCACCGCGCCGCCGAGCATCAACTGCGGGACGAGCTGTACCAGCGGCTATGCCTCAGGCAACGTCGTCACGATTACGGCGACGCAGGCCGCGGGCTCGACCTTCGCGAGCTGGTCTGGCGCGTGCTCGGGATCTACGCCCAGTTGTACGGTTACCATGACCGCAGCGCAGACGGTGACCGCCACGTTCAACGTGGCCGCCGGCGATACGACGCCGCCCGCCCAGCCCGGCGCGCCGGCGATCAGCGCGCCGACCCTCGGGCCGACATCCGTCAGCTATTCCGTGACGTGGCCGGCCTCGCTCGACCAGCCGTGCAACTGCCTCGTCTCGCGCTACAGCTGGGATGTCAGCGACTACAACTGGACGGCCAATATCGCGATCGGCGAAACGACGACCAATGCCCTGTCGCTGGTCGTTCCTTATGACGCCAGCGGCGCCAGCGTGATTGCCCACTTCGGCGTCACGGCGATTGATGCGGCCGGCAATTACAGTGAGGGCGGCCATGCCTTCCAGGACTTCATCATCCCGGCCAATCCGGCGACGAACTCGAAGCTGGTGGCCGCCTG